AATTGGTCTGCATCTACTGCACCTTTTAGTGGGTCAAGAACATTGTCATCTCTAAGAGGTTTGAATACTCTATAGAAACCGGTCCAGTCAACTGTCGATGGGTCTTGATTTGGAGAAGCATAGAGTTTTAAATCTTTTAATTTTGTTTGCCAATTAGATTCATAAACTTTTTCAAAAACTTCTTCCAAATAGTTTAAAGCCTCAACAGAATCTCCAGTAGGATCATTTGACCCAATAGTCAATTGATCAGTTAACCAAGTTGACTCCTGTGAAACTAAAGCTTTTATGTTTTCGCTTTTGTCTCTTGATGGATTATATGTTTTTTTCCAAATTTTTAATCTATTGTATAAAGACTCTGCTGCAGGTATGACGGTTGCGTACTCTGTAAGATAAGGGTTTCCGCTGAAAAGCTTTGTAATAGAAGAAATCGTCTCTTGCTTTTTCTGCACTTATTCCTGGTCGGTACCTAGCTAACAGTTCGCTAGTTAATTCCAATATAGGTTGTCTTGTTCCAGTCAACCAATATCTTATTCCTACGTTTGCCGCAAATACGCTGAACTTATCTTTTTCTGATAAATTTAAAGAATCTTTTGGAGTGTACTTTAATGAATCTGTTGTTACGCCAGAAGGTAAAGTTTGGCTATTAAAAAAATCGTTTAGCTGTGCGTAACTTACTGTTTTGCCAACATTATCTGGGTTAAGAAAATCAATTAATTTATCTACATAAGATAAACCAACAAGATATTTTAAATAATCATAAGCCTTAGAATCTATCTCATGATCTTCTAAGAAGATATTAATCCTTGGATTAGCCATGTTTTACCATCAAATTATATTCAATTTAGACATAGCATTAATCCTACTGGATGAAGATCCATCTTGGGTAACCCCACTATAATTATTAATTATACCAGTTTGTTGTACATTTGTAAAGTTTCTTTGCATGAACGGGCTTTTGTGTGTTTCAAAATTCTTTGTATATCTAGCCTGCTGGAGTCTTTGATTCATATATCCAGAGTTGTTCATCTGGAGGTATGTTGATTTACCATCCATCAAACCTTCCTTCGAACCTCTGATTGTGTCCGAAGTTTTTAAATTCTTTTTAGATTTATAAACTGTATCTTTAGAGTTAGCAGCGTTTGACGCAGATTTATTGCCTTTATCGGAAGCTATTTTTGCAGCGTATGCGTTAGATGTTTCGGTCCTAACCGATGTATCTTTAGTTTTAGCAGCAGCGTCTTTTAAGTTTTTGTTTTGTTTGTCAGCACCAAAAATCATAAGTCACCTTTAGAAAGAGCTAGCTACTTCATTGTACGGGTTATTCCCAGCCTGAGGAGCTCTACGATACATAGTAGTGTTCATATTGAATTTTCCTAATCCCATAGCTTCTTGTCTAAAGTTAGAAACATCTTTTGTATTCCCATATAAATTAACTTTATAATCTATACCTGGATTGTAAACTGTGTTTCCTATTTGCGGGATTTCAGACATCCTCTTGGGGTAATTGTCTTCGTAAGCTGACCCTCCAGGTAGTAGTGGTGGACCCTGTATGTCTTCTTGGCTTCTATCCCTTACGGCCTGGTAAGCAAAGCTGCCAACAACCAGAGCTCCTATTGCTACAACTGAATTTTTAAATAGTTTATTTTCTTGAAATAAGTTTTTTAAACTTCCGTCTTTTATGAATTCACCAATTCGTTTAAACTGAGCTTTGGCAACAGATACTTCTTCGCCCGATATTACTCTTTCCAAATCTTTTCCAACCGCAGTAGTTGGCGCAGGAGCTGCAGTTGTTGGTCTCCCAATAAAATCTAGATCTGTTTTAAATTCATCTGCCAATTCTGAATACCTAATGTCAGCCATAACTGCATCAAGTCTATTGGACATTGTCGTTCTAACCTCATTCATACTTCTGTTATTAAACACTTGGTTTTGTATTTCTTTATTATCAGACAATAAAGCAAGTATGTCTAATTGAGTCGATGAAGGATCATGCAGTACGCCATACGCTGAAGCTTCTAGAATTTGTTTTGCTGTTTGCCCGGCCCTTGAAGAAAGATTTTGACTTGTTGTTGATCCTAAAATATTTAAAGTTTTAACTACATCATCGCTTGCTCTTAAACTCTCTAGGTAATTATAATTTCTTTTTATCTCTGCTGCTGAAAATAACTCTCTTAAATTGTTAGAAATTGTTCCACCAGATCCAGCTACGTCTTCTAGCACTGATTTTGGAAAATAATTTAAATCATCATAAATAAATTCTTTACCAATTTGATCGCTTCTTTTCTTTAAGGTATTTATCATTTCTTCTACAGATACACCAGATCTACGAGCTGCTTCTCTTATGTCATCTGTTACCGTATCGCCCATTTTAAGTTTTCTTAAATATAATTCTTTTGTTGCTTCATTGTTTAGCTCAGCCATATCTGTTCTAAAATTTAATATTCTAGAAGCTTCTTCTGTATGTTTTTCTAAAAGAAAGTCTGCTGCTCTTCTGGCTTCTTCTGTGTATTCAAACGAAGCTAAAGCAGGATTTATTGTCCTGCTCCTGTACCTGATATTATTCATTGCTTCTAAATTTGCAGCGGCAACTGTGCCTGCGCCATGCAACCTGGAAACAGTAGCATAAGCGTGTTGCTCATTCGCACCAAAAAGTCTTATAAGCGCATCTCTTCTTACTTCTGAACTTATCGGCATTTGTTCTTCGGACAATTGTCCTATTATATCTTTAAACATACCAACGTCAGAAGCACCTGTTTGTATCCCACTAGATATACCTCTGATCATAGATTCAAGGTCAACTAACTGAGCTCTTCCCTTTAATAATTGTTGATCAATTTTTGGCAAAAATCTTTCTTTAAATTTTTCAGCAGCTGCAGCGTCTCTAACTGCCATCTCAGTTGCCAACTCCATTACTTGTGCGTACTCTGTGCCCACGCGTTTGCCAAGGTTTTCTATCGCTTGTGCACCAATATCATCTATCGATCCACCAGCTTTGCGTATTCTTTCCACAGCTCTTAAGGCTGCGTTTACATCTTTTGAATTATCTATGGCCATAGTGACACTGGTTAAACTTTCCCTCAATACATCCATATCACTAAGTAAAGATGGCATAACTCCAGAAGCACTCTTGGAAAAGTCAATTGCAAGTTCCTGAGAAACTAAACCTATTTGATGTTCAAGGATTTTTCTAATTCTTCCGTCTTGCCCGCCCATGTTTATTAAATGCTCTATTAAATCTTGCGTTTGATTCAACTTAGACCCAACCAACATTGTTCTATTAACATACGTTCCAAGTACTGCTGATTCTTCTGAAGTAGCCACACTAAACATTTTATTAAATACAGACTGTTCTTTTAACGCACTTAAAATTGGGTTATCTAAATTCTTTTCAAATACTCTGTTCACTTCACCAAACTGAGATGATTCTAAAGCTGTTTTTAATTGATTATATACTGAAGAGTCTAAAGCATTTTTGTACGAATCATTTTCAAGAAGTTCTTTAATTTGATCTTTTATCAAATAACCTTGTCGCGAATCATACTTTTGATTCTCTTCTTCAAATATTTTAAAAATTCCAGGCCTTGTATATTGTCTGCTATTTGCTAGCGATGAAGAACCCTGTCTTTCTATTGCCCTAAGTATTCTTCTATTATGAGCACCAGCTACGCCTTCCATAGAACCATCAAGCATTCTTAGTCCAGCTTTACCTCTGGACTCAGCAAAATCAAAAATGCTTATAACAAGTTGTTCTGCTTCATCTGCATTTATGGTTTTATATTTTTTATCATTCCAAAGAACAGAGTAGAGATCGTCTAATGATGAAGCCCTTACGCCGCCAGCCGATAATCTATAATCTTCTAACAGCCCTCTAAATCTTTCATTCTGGAAATATGACCTTAGTGTTCCTTCGTCTAAATTTGCTTTTGCATATATTGATTCTTCTGGGCCAGAAGGTTGTCTGTACATGCCAAACAAAAGTCTTTTCTTATTACCATTATCTTTATATGTCATCATCTTAGTTAAGACTTTGTCGTCCAAGTCGAAACCACCCAAAGACTCATAGAATCTATTTGTCATTCCAGGACCGAATAAAACCCTATTATCATCTACTCTGAACTCTAAAAGCTGTGTCGCTATTTCTCTATCAACTCCTTTGATTCTTGCACTAGTCATGCCAGAAAGATTTTCACTTGGTGCCGTACCACTCTGGAACGCTGCGTTCTCAGTGCTCAATGCAAATCTTCTAACGTCAGGCAAAGCTGGTAGGTAAGTTGCAACGTTACCCTTTGTCTGTATTCTAAACATTTCCGAAGCGTGAAGACTGGCTAGCATGTTCATCATTCTTGGAGAATCTTTTGGGGATATTCCAGATTGATGCATCTCGAGCAGCTGTCTTGCAAATTCTTTATTTCGTATTCTTGTTTCAGTCATGTATTCTGGCAGATAATCCAGCTCATCATTAAAAACTGTTCTTTGCAGCATTTCTTTTATTCTTGGTGGCAAAATATTTTGATCAATAGCAGTATTAAATTCTTGCATTATTTCTCCAGAGTATCTTTTCATATTTTCTATATCATAATCTGAAGCAAAAAGTTCACCAAGGAATGAGGTAGAAACTGGATCAGAATATACTTTGTCGCTACTACTTCCTAGACCGCTAAAAACAAATCCTTTAAAATTAAAACCTAACTCACCCTTAATTGCCTCTTCATCTAAGATGGCTGCAAAACCAGAAAATAAACCTCTTTTATTTCCTATCAAATCGAAGTCTGCAAAATTAGCAGCGGACTTTATTTGCTCTTCGCCAGTACCTCCTCTCATGGTTACTTGATACAGATTGTTTGCCTTTGAAACTATGTCGTATTGCCTTTGTATCTCATATAATTGCTGCTCTAAAGCTTCTGCTTCTTGCCTACTCCTACCTGGTATGCCTGCTCTTAAATCTGCGTGTATTTCTTTTATCTGGTCTTGCATGGTGCCTATACGCCCTTGCAATTCATCCATCTTATAAGCTCTTAGCCTATCATTAACTACGGATATACCATCAAACTCTCTTTTTACGCCTTTCATTATTCTTTCTATTGATTTGTATGCATCGCTGTTTTTGCCTCCCTCGGCCTTAAACGCTTCCGCGACGTTGTCCAATAATTCTTTTGAGCTGTTTGATCGTCCAACTAAGCCCTTAATTTTTTCAGTTGAAAGAATTCCTTTGTCTAAACTTTCTGTTGACAAATTATCTATGGTAGCTTTTACTAAATTTGTGTCTAAAAGTTCATCTATTAAATTGTATTCAACGCCACCCTCTTTCACTATAAAATTTTGTCCAAGACCAGAAATAACCTTACCGTCAGCATCATAAACTAAATCTGTAGACCTACCAGCAAATCCCATATATCTTCTGAGATAGTCAATCCCAGAATCAACCCTTAGAGCTCTATCCTCAATTGCGGTACCGACATCAATACTACCTATAGCTCTCGTTATGTCTTCTTGCGGCATAAAAATATCTCTTTCAGAAAAGAATGCCCTTAGACGTTTTGGTAGTTTATTAACAAACCCTGGCATTGATGCTTCGCCTAATGCTGATTGCAATCTTTCTTGGTTTAATAAACCAGACCCCAATATTGTGCTCATCATGTGCATCTGAGCAGATGATAGGGCCCTTTGTTCTCCGCCAACTAAAGCCTGCATGGTAAGAAAAGCTCCACCCTCTCCATCAACAATAGGGATAAAGCCTATGCTAAGTTTCTCTAACTCTTTTGCCGCTAAAGTTGCACCTTTTCCTTTTTCGCTTTTGCTAGTTAGAATTTGCATCATCAATGTACTCGGGTCAATATCTCCAAGCCCGATTCTTGCCAATTGTGATCTTTGAAGATCGGTTGCAGAAGTTAATCTTGTTTGAAGATTTTCTAATACAGAACCCGCTTGAGAAAATCTAGTATCATAAAATTCAGAACCAAGTTTTGATGCCCCATATCTTAGTTCTGTATAATCTGTTAATAAAAATTTTTTAGATTCCAAGAAAGCTTCACCAGGAGTGTCAAATTTTTTTCCACTAACTGATGATACATAACTAAATCTTCCAGTAGTTTCGTCTTTTTCAACTCTTGCTGCGCCTGTTCTGCCAAGCTCAGTTCTAGCCATGCCGGCTTTAGCAGCATACTCAGCTTTTCTAGGATTAGTAAATAGTTCGTTTATTGGTATCATTACCTAACACCTGCTGAAATATCAATACTGCTTGATCCAAAAGTATTTGCTACTGGAGTAATTGTCCCAGATACACCGGAGCCACTAAGAAGTCTTCTTAACTTTCCAAGTATATCATCTTTGTTTTCTTGCCTATTAAATTGAGGGAAAGCTGGATTTGCTAAATTTGCTTCTTTTATCTGTTGTGGATAGTAACCCATCTGCGACATTTCCAGACCCATGTTTTGACCTATCTTAACTTTTACATGGTCTAGATTAGTATTCGGATGCCAACCTTCCCAATTCAAATCTGGCAATTCGTGCCTACTAAAGTACTCTGCCAAATCAGGCTTATCTTCGACTGGCATCCCCCATGCTGCTTGATATATTCTTCTTTCTAATCTGCCAGAAGTAGACAATATAGCTTTGCGTTCAGATTCTGGAGCATTAATCATTTCTGCAAAGTGTTCTCTTTTTCTTTTTGGTATTGCCAAAGAAAGAGTTTCTACTGGAGCACCATATATATCAGCTCCATACATAGTTCTTTTTGCGGCTTGTCTATATTGATTTGCTTCAAACCCACTACCAGATTGTTGCGCCATAGAAGCCAACCTAGAATATTTAACATAGTTTAACATGTCAGTATATTCTTCAAGCGCTAATTCTTTTTTTCTTACCTTAGGAATAAATCTTTCTCCAGTTATTGCCTCTCTAGCATTGTCATATGTAGACGCAAACAAGCCAGTTGCTGCCCCAACAAAACCACCAAAAGCTTTTCCTTTAGGAGTCCTACCAAAAGCTGTTCCAACAGCCAGTAAAGTTGCAGAGGCAGTTAGTGGGTCTCTCTGTGTAGCTTTGTATGCCATTGGTTTAATAAAGCTTTCGAAAGGCCTCTGCCATTCAGGAAAAGTAGAACCATAAACATTTCTTCTTTCCCAATCTTCTTGGGCTGTCCTATCTTGCCAAAATTTAGTATTAAAAATTGTATCTCTATGCGCTAAATATTCTTTTGTTCTTTCAAATTTATATCTTCTATCTGATATACCTAATTCAGAAGCTGTTTTGTCTTTGTATTCATATCTACTAAAATTATATTTTTTAGTTGTTTGTTCTACTCTATTTCTTATTTCTTGAACTTTTATCTTTTGATCTGGAGAAAGATTTTTTGAATCTATAGCGGCATTTAGTTGTTTAAATTGATTTGAGTACGGGGCAACATCAGCCAATATACTCAGTTGATCAACTAAACCATATCTTCCTGTTTCATCAGAGTTTAGTGTATTAAATCTCTCATAACCTCTGCCAGGCAACCTTAGCTCGCCTTCTGCGATTCGCGTAAAAGGGTCACCTCTTGTGAAGTCAGTAAAATACTCTGCGCCCGGCAGGAAGGGGTATTGCTCACCCATAGTATTTTTTATTGGGTTTAAATAATCTACTCCTGATCTTTCCTTGGGAATAAATCTTCTTACTATTTCGGAAAATTCTAAGTTGCCCAAAGCACCTTGCGCTGGGAGTGGAAGGTCGCCAGCACCACCAAGATTTAAATCCCAGAATGCTCTTGTTGTTCCATATGCTTTTGAAGCAGACTGCAAAGTTGCTCTGTCTGGCTGGTAATCACCTTGACCAAAGCCAAATTTTTCTCTTAGAGAAGAGAAACCGAAACCGTAAATACCAGCCATTTCTTGAGTTGTATATCCTAGATTACCCATTTGCATTTGCAATGCACCAGGTGACAAAGGTGAACCAGTAGGAACTATTTGTGCTGGCATTACCCCACGTTGTTTTGTCGGGCCGTATGCCATTTGCATTAATGGTTCATTTAACCCAGCTATTGTTCCTTTTGTTAATCTTCCAGCTGTGTATAACGGAGTGCCACCAGCTGATCCATAGCTTGCATTAGAAGCTGATATCATTCCAGGCCCAGCTCCGGTTCCACCGCCGCCGCCACGACCACCAATTCCACCACCAGGAGAAGTTAAATACGGTGTTGCATTATAGGCGCCTGCTTGACCTGCTTGAACATAGTTTTGCAAACCTTGTGTTAATTCCTGTTCATGCATTAATACTTGTGGTTTTAGAATTCTTCCAAGAGTCGCGTTTAATAGTGGTACAGCCGGACCAAACGGACCAGAAAAATATTCTCCAGTTACAGGATATGGTCTATCCTCAAAGTGTTTTCTTTCAAACCTATAAGGGTCTATCGGTCTTAGTGGAGAAATATCATTGTAGTACAAGAATTTTTCCATCGGACTTCCATAAGTGTCCGAAGTAAACATTGCTCCACCCTGTAATTTCCTATACCAAGACGGTCTGTAGTATTGAACTTTGCCTCCAGCAAATGGCGTGTTGCCAAGCGGCCAAAAACGACCCTGTCTTATAGGGACAAGTCCTTCTGTTAGTTGTTCTTTTTTATCTTCATAAGTATCACCACCAGGTGTAATACCAGAAAGAATTGATCTTGCTTCAACTACTCCACGAGCTGCTTTAGTTGTGAAGAATGGTGAATAAACTCTTTCTCCATCTTTATCTTTTGGCTGGGTATAACCACCTATTGTCCTGTCCACTGTCATCGCTGTTGTTCCAGCCGCAAAAATAGGGAGAACCCTCTTGCCAACCATGCCACGCATATACAAATCAAGAGGACCATTGAACCTAGATGTATCTAGCTGCATTCCTAGCGTGCCGAAATATCTATTCAAACGCTCAACACCTTGAGAAACTGCAGTCCCGGCTACAGAATAATCTTGCGGATTTTTATAAGTGCCGACTCCTAGTGCACTTTTAATTGCTCCAAATGGATTTTTATCGAATACAGTTCCAAACGTTGGAACAAAAGTAATAGATTGACCAGAGCCCAATGGGTCTATGCTAAATTCACTTGGCTTAAATGCCGCTGTTCCAAATTTTCTTCTACCCAAAGGCGACAGCGCGTTGAAAGGCCTTCTTAGATTGCTGGCTATTAAAGACTCTGTTCCACGCGTGAATGGATCGAACAATGATCTAGCTGCTGCGCCACCGGAAGAGCTAGAAGTAGTTATTTTCAATAAAGCTTCAACTGCATTTCTTGCATTTTGTTCAGAAGAAATAGATTGATTAAAAGTTCTGTACGCACTAATATTAAATAGCGTTGACAGTGCTGCTGCTTGTGCTTCTGCATATTGCGAAGCTGGTATAGACTTCTTTAAGTTTGTTAATACATTTTGTATATTAACAAACATGCTTTCGGTGGTAGAACCACCCTGACCAAGAACTGCGTTTGTCTGCGAAACATATCTAAATATTTCGTTCCTTAATTCATCAAGTCTAGTTGTGATTGTCGAAGATTTGCTTGAAGACTGCGCTGCTGCAGCTAAGTCAGAATCTTTAACTATGTTTCTTATTCTTGAATAAGACTCTTCCAAGAATCTTGAATCAATTCCTCTTTCTCTAGCTTGCGCAGAGAGCAGCGGCTTCATCTCTTCTAGTCGAGCAACGAAATCTCTTGCCTGCTGTGCGGTTCTAACTTCTGATACTTTGCCTAACCCAGCTCTTGTAAAAGTTTCAGGAGCTATAATTTCAAGCTCCTGCATTATCTTATCTGTGTAGCCGTAACCAAAAGTTCTCTTCCTGAATATATCAGTGCCTTTTAGTATTTCAGATTCACTATATGTGTTGCTAATTTTTCCAGTTGAATCTACTAAATTATATCTTTCGCCAACTCTATCTAACCTATACGGCTTTCTAGCCCCACCCTCTTTCAACATTACTTCTTCGCCCTTTAGCAGGCGAGATACAACTTGAGGATTATTTATGTCTTGAGATCTATTGCGGAATCTTGACAATAAACCGAACAATGAGTTTGGTTGATCGGCGTCAATGTCCATTGCATTTTTGAATCGCCTTGATCTGTCAGAGTTACCTAAAACAAAATCTAAAAACTTTGAACCAGATTGTCCATCTACATCATAGGCGGGTGTTCCAGGCATGCCAGCAGCAAAGCGTGCATGCTTGGTGAGCATTTCGGTACTTCTAGTTGGTAATGGTCGGTAAGTTCCTCTTAAAGTTTCTCCAAAAGTTTCTCCAGAGAATTCATTTGTTGAATAAGAAGTTATTTTGCCTTTAGTCCCCTTGGTAGCGTGCCATATATGGAAGTCTGCTCTACTACCAGGAAGATCGCCAAATGGCTGGACTGTTGACCCAGGTGAATATTGCAGGGGTCCTTTTTGTGCCATTTCGGCAAAAGATCTGCGACCAAACAAATCGGCTGGGTTAAGTTTAATGATAGGTATGTGTAGGTCTGAGGCAAAAAAGTTCGCAACATTTTTAAATGATGTTTTAATTGAACTAAAATCTAATGTTTGTCCAGACCTTGTTTGATAAACTCCTTCTAATTTGTTGAATCCTATAGATTTAGATACTGGGTCATCTATAGCCATTCTTCCAGCTAGATTTTTTATTATAGACTGTTCTCTATCGGGCAGGTGCGCAAACTTACCCTTGTCTACCGCTTCGCTTATCAAAAGCGGCTTCATTCCAAAGAGGTTGAAATTTCCTTCAAATATTCCTGAGGTTATTTTTTTGTTTCTAATTAAAAAAGATTTTAAATTTGTAAAATCGTTTGGATCGAATCCCCTATTAGCCAAACCATTTCTGACTATATCTTCGGACACCATCCTTCCTTCTAAATCTTTTAATGGTATCCCTAATACTTGAGCTGTTTTTCTTTGTAAGAATTGTTTCTTTACACTATTTAGTGGACCAACAAAATCTTGATACACAGCTTTTTCTGGTTTTAGAATAGAAGAAGCGCGATCAACTAAATCGTTTCTAGAAAATGAATTCCATTGGTTTTTAATTTTTAACTTTACACCATGTTGGAATTCTTTGCTGGTAAAATATGTATTAGTTTCTTCTACAACTTCTTTTAAGAATTGATCTGATGTTTTTCCTGCCCCTGCAACATTTGCCAAAGCTGTTTCATAATCTTTTCCGCCCTTAACACCTTTAAGTCTATCAAGCAGTATGTCAAAGTAACTTTCTTCATCTCCATGGATTTTCATCTTTCCAATTGAGATCATATTGGTTGGATGTGTTTTAGCTCCTGGACTTGTAACTTTAATTTGATTAACAAAATTATCAGTTTCTTTTGGATCTAAACCTTTAGACGAAAGTCTTTGACTTAAAAGTTTTTTGTATTCAGTTTGTTGTTGGCCCAGATAAAATTCAGACCTAGTAAAACTTGAATCCCCAGGACCACCTGCGCCCAATACTGAAGTATAATTAGCTAGTTTAGATAGCCTGCTAGAGTACTGCGCCTGTATCTTTTGCATCGCAGAAACTACATCTGCGGACCTTGGGCTAGAAGAAGATAGTACCCTTGAATGCTCTATCGAATTTTGTAGAGCGTCATAAGCTTTCCCGTAAACCCTAAACTGTTCTGTCCCCGCCCTTATCCCTGCATTTAAACCTCTAAAGGCTGGTATCGTATCTATTATCCCAGGGCCAATTTCCCCATCAGAGCTTTTAACGCCAAATGCGAGGGCTTTAGCGTAATTGGTGGCTCTCTTCATTCCCGGGTCTCTAGCCCCTCTAGAGGCCTCGTAGGCGGCTCTGGCGCCCTTCCTGGCCTTATGTAAGGCATCAACAAATCTAGGTTGCTCGTTGGCACCCATAGCCGTTGTGGCTGCATTAAATGCCCCTGAGGATTGAGCTGTCTTTTTTAAGAATGCATTCCCGGCGGTGGCCATATCATGGCCTACTTCTCCAAGGACTTCACTTAAATTTACAAACCCTTTTGCCGCCTTTTGTTTTACCGGACTTAAATCCGATATGCTGGCCATAGAATATTTGAAAGTATTCATTGAGCTCTTAGATGCATTAAGAGCTGCTCCACCACCTTCGAACGGCAAAATCATTGTTGCCATTGTTGTTACCGATGTTTTTACAAAGTCGCTTACAACATCAGCGGGATTATACCAGTTTATTTTTTTTCTGTTATCGTCTTTACCAAAGAGTGGATCTGTGACCATTCTTTGTGCGCCCCACAAAGCTGGGAGTTCGTACGGCATTCTTCTGCCGACTCTAATCATCCTTTGTTGAAGGTCTTCTTTAAGACCCCAAATCGCAGCTGGCTCTGAAGTTAATCCTCTTCCAGCTTGATCTAATTCATTCTTTGAAAATGAATAACCAAAATTTTCAAAAGTTCCGTGTCTAGACCCAAGATAGCCAGTTGTTAATTCATCGCCAGATTCAAAGACCAATTTTTCATATGGATCGTTTACGCCATTGATAGCTCTTTTAACGCCTTGTAAATTGTCAAGATGTCTTCTAACACCTTTCCTGAGCATGGCTGAACCAACGCCAGCAACAAGCATTGTTGTTCCTGCATGCGCAAAAAAACGCATGACGGGATGGCCGCCTAGGGCTTTTGAAACTGCACCGCTATCTTGGGAAATGCCTTCTGTTTCACCCTCATTCAGAGGTACGTCACGAGACGTTACACCATTACCCAAGTTATGTAATGGACCACGATCTCTAATCAAGACTTTCTCCTGTTACTTTAATCCCCATAATTTTTGAGCAATAGGGTCTGAATAGCTAGCTTCTCCTTCTTTCTTCGAAAGATTATGTCTAGCTTCACTGGTTTTTTTCTTTGCTAATTCTTCTTCCGGATCAATTAATTGAAGATTAATATTTGTTGGCTCAACGCCATTTATACTTTGTTGTATTTCAATAATTTTTTCAGATAGTGCGACATTTTCTGCTAATTGGGAAAAGGTCATCCCATCTAAATCTTTAGGGTTGTACGTATGTATAGTAGCGAGAACAAAAGCTTTCATTAAACTTCTAACTTCGTTAGCTTTTTCCCTTTTATCTTCTAGTATGTTTTTGGCTATTTTGGCTGAATAGAAACCAGATACGTCAACTATCTGCTGCGACAAGGAAGATATTAAACCGGGAGGCAAAGAATTAATATTAAAATCTTCAGGATAAACGACCGCGGCACCGATGATGATATCTTCTATATCTACGGAAGAGTGGGCATCAGAGTTTTTATACTCTATGATTTTGTCGTATTCTTCAAATGTTAATTCTCTGAAAAACACTTCTTGTTTTTTAACTAAAGTGCTAAAGATAGAACCATATCTTTTTTTTAACTCATAGAGTTTTTCTGGATCCATAATTAAATTATAATTGTCTAACCTCTAAGGCGACGAATCCCGATGCCTCTAAAACTTCTTGTGAAATCAAAGATGGAACTCCAGCCATAATGCCACCAGTATTATCTTTATCATATTCAGGGTAGAGCATGCACAGTTCTGATATAGCTTCTTCATTCCACATGTTAGCTTCCGCAGAAGACAGCTGGCCAGCTTGAACCAATTGTTCCATCTTCTTAACAAGGCTCTTATATTCTAATCTAGATAGAACTCTCCAAACAATGTGCTTATCAAAAGATAAAGATGTTACGTAAATATCTCCGTACACTTCTTTCCAGTGCTTGATGATTCCGGCGGTTGGTCCACCTTCCCATATCTCTTGTTCATCGTCTAAATCTTCGACAGATTTTGATTCATCATCAACCTGTGCTACTTCAACAGGCTCTGCGGTTATCTCTATAACTTCATCAACGTTGACTTCTTTTGCCATTTCAGGGTTTGTGGAAATGGAAACTTTTCTCTGCGTAGCCATAATATCTCCTTGTATTAAAACACTAGTTCACTTATCATTATACATTATATATGCAATATATTCAATATATTTAATTTAAATTATTTGAAGACTGATCCGTTGCGGATTGTCCGTTTCTTCCCTGATTAGTTTCGGAAGTATTTTGAGTGGTTCCAGACTTGATAAAGCCAAGGTTTACTTCACTAAAATAAAGATCTCTAGCTATGAACTGGTAGCTCTCGGCAACTGGTTGCCCGCCTGTGCTGTACGAAGTTGCCATGCCAAGAAGCTGCACTTCCTGCAGAACTATTTTCATTGGATTAGCATTGTTGTCAGTTCTTATTAGTCTTTCGTTTATATCTGACACAATCATTCTATCTAGATTGTCTGTTATGACTCCTCCTGTAGTGCCGCTATAATCAAGTGGGCTCATAGAAGCTTCTTGGGCACCATAGAGAATAACAAAATTAAATGGTGGATGGGCACTAAAAATATTATGACCAGAATCTTTAGCAATTTTTGATAAAGGATCTGCCGTTATTCTGTCAAGCTGACTATAGGCCCAATACTTTTCTATGTTCTTTTGGTCATCAGCTGACTCTAATTTTGACCTCAAAGAAGAAACAACTCCACCCATACTCTCTTGCGGTGTAGGGTTCTTAACTCTTACCGAAGCTGCTTGCTCTATCAGGTCCGTCATCCTTCTAGGGTAACGAGTATATATTGTAAATTCACCGCTAACGATTCTTGTGCCATATAAAACTGTATCGTAATTATAAGACCAGAAACCATATAGCGGTTGCTTTTCCTGTTTAATCGAATAACTAAAAGATGATATATCTAATTCATTTTCTGGTTCAAAAAGTCCATCAACATACACCTTGATGTCTTCCCCGCCAAAATAGTAATCATAATAATTACTAAATCTTTTGTCTTTATTATCCCCAGCTAATCCACCAGACCAAACTGAATCTAAATTAGATAAAGGATTAAAATTTTCTTGATAATAACTATTTGACACTTTTTTTCCTTAAGAAATTACTTCATCTGTTATTAAATTAGAATACATGGCGGTTACGGTCTCGCCATTAACTGTATCCCCAAAAATATTTCTATTAATATTTAAAATATTATTTGTTTGCGTATCAGTCATATTACCATACTTTTCTTTTTCATACGCCATATTAACCATGGGCTGTATACCTCTGGCCATGAACGTGTATGTTTGCTCTGTGATAAGGTCGTCTACAGACATAGTCTGGCCTTCATCTACTATGGTCACGCCAAATATTTTCATCTTAGCTGCATTTCCATACTCATTAAAGAATGTCAATACAATATCAAAAGGTGGAAGCATGTCTGCTAATGGGGCAAAAAAACCATTGCTTCTAGCAAGGTATTCTTTGTATTGCTTTATTCTATAAAAAGCATATTCGTTAAACACCGTGAATATTAATGAGCCAGCGATAGTTCTGCCACCCTTAATAAACCCCCTAACATTAGAATGGCCCAACGTTCTAACTGGACTATTTTCCCTGTGTATTGAATAGGATATTGTTTGCAGTTCACCTATATCTATAACGTCACCAGCACTGGTGATTCTACCATCTGGACCTATTTGAGGAATTATCATAGTGGCAACCGTATCGGCTCCCGAAAATGACATGTTGGAAAGTATTGATTTAAAATCAGTTGCTGGGTCGTATTCTGGTCTTACTTCAGAAAAACTAGAAATATTTGAAGTTTGATTCACTTCTTGCATTTTTACCTAACCAGTCTTTTAAATAAATAATGCATGGGTGTTACCCCATGCATTACTCATAACTTGTAATTGTTTAAAATTACGGACGAATAATATTTGAATTAAGTCCCGAGTTCGTTACTGCGCCTTGGCTCAAAATGTCATTAAGCTTAAGAGAACTTTGATCAGCTTCTTTGTCCACCTTGATGGCGTACATAGGGCCGAGCTCTCTAGCTACATAAGTCATTGTTTCTTCGATAACGATATCGTCCATCGAAGCTCCCGAACCTTCGTTCAAGAGTTCAACTCCGTAGATTGAGCGAACTGCTGCTTGTCCATATTCATTAACAAAAGTTACTGTAATGTCAAATGGTGGAATTTGGTCAGCGTAATAAGGAACCTTTTTAACAACGTCCTTGCTAAAATTACCAGCAGTTCCTAAACCAGCTATACCTCTACCTACTGACTGAGTATCACCTGGGAGTGTGTTATGTGCTCTGGTGTAGAACATTTGCTTTGAATCTTGTGATTCATAATTCTTGTCCAACATTGTGTAAAGTGCTGGGCGATCAAAAACTGTAAAAATTAATGATCCAGCGATGCCACGCTTTCCTCTTGAGAAAGATCTTGGGTTTGGTGAACCCATTGTGTAAATAGGTGCTTTTTCTCTTGTTACAGAAAATGTAATTCCTGAAAGTGCGCCAATCTCTACTCCACCAAAAGTTGCAACTATGTCTGCACCTGAAAATGTAGTATAAGTGTTAAGATATTTATTTACTGGGTTATATGATTCTGCTGCCATTTGCTACCCTCCAACCGGTATATTATATGTTAATGGATATTTGAACCTGGATCGAATTAAGTTCGAACGCAGGTGTTAATACGAGGTCTACAATCGCCATGTTATCTGAAGGAACATATGTAACATTGAAGTCACTCTCCAGCAAGGCACCTTTGACTTGCATACCACGTAAGCCTGAAGAAATTGCTGTTTCCATTGAATTTCTTACTTGTATTGTTGATGGTTCGCCAATGAACTTTTGACATACTTGACGAACTAGTTGTGAAGCCTCATCTACGATTCTCTTAGTTGAGAGTCTCAGATAGTCTGAATTTGCTGCCGAGTAAGTTACTGCTCCACCGAATACTGCAATCTTATTAAAGTTCAATATAACAGCGTTTACTGCTGCGGCATTCAGGGTTACTTGCTGCACTCTTGTGGGTGCGTAACGAAGAGCTTGAACATTGTAAAGAGCTTTGTTTGTTAGGCCCGTGTACGATGGTGTTCTGCTCATAGTCGCCGCAAGTGATGCTGCTCCGTTTGAATAACCGTAATCTGTAGTTCCATCAGAAGTTGTTGTAGCGTATCCTACTGGTTTTACTTCTGTAGCTATAATTGAAACATACGAACCAACAGCCTTCATAAGCGCATTATTCCTGTCTGGCAAGAGTGCCAAAGAAGAAGTCATGTGTGATGAAACTTGCGCTGGTGTTAAAGTTTCTCTTGAACTTGCTACGTATGGCGCTATACCCATCACTGCAATGCACGGGTTTGTATTTTCGGAAATATCTTTTACTTTACTTGCTACCTTATATGCCCAGTTATTTGCTGTTGTATTGGAGTTGTTTGCGTGGAAAAGATAATCTTGTGCGTTTGGTGTCGCTCCTGTTGTGGCATCCCAGTCTGATGAATTGCCACCTCTACCCCAAGGTATGATAACATCTGGGATTGCAGCTTCTGCTGCTGCAAAAGCTGCGTTAAAAATATCTTCGCCATAACTAGCAAATCCTGCGCTAGCGCTTTTTAGTTGTCCATTTGTGTGGTCAAACTGCGTGTCATAAGGAAGTGGAACAAGGTGAATTCTTTCTGCGCCTGCAGTAATCAATTCCAAAAATGCTTTATGGAGATCTGAACCAACGCCAAAAGCGTCAATAACATCTTTCTCTGTAGTAGCTTGCACTACGTCAAGGTCAGCAACCTTGTTCATAGCATTATAAGCAGTTGTTTCCGTAGAAGGATTGAACTCATTTTTGTTTCTTTTGGCTATCGCCACAATTCTTGGTCCCGCTGGGACATCTTGCCTTGAGACGCTGTAGAAGCGATCTCTAATTAATGTTGTTACACCCGGTGTAGCCATGTTATCTTTGAACCTCCGACAGAATAAGTCTTGTGATATAGTAACAACTAAGTCATAAAAATAACTATCAATATATTAACTATGGGAATTTTAATACAGGTTTTAATGACGTGGAGTAGCAGTATTCTCTAAGTCTATAAGGTTAATGTTTATATCTTCATAATTTGGAGTTGCTGCGGCTAAGAATTCTGGCTCATAGGCCATAAACTGTCTTACATCTATAGCTATCTTTTCTATCGTATTAGCTTGTGCTGCAAAGACCTTTTCTGTGGTGAGCATGTAGGTGACCGTTCTCTTGTGAACGTCTTTGGAATCTCTATTTACTTCTGAATCTGAAAGTCTTCTTGAGTACACTAATTCTGAAGCACCTATTTTTTTAAAGATTGGGGTATACTCCAACATAAAGTCTTCAAAAGATTCTATTAAAGATTCAACCAAATAAGAATTGTCTTGATCATCAGAAACAGAATTTGAATCTGACCCTGATCTTTTTCCGACCGGAGACATAGCCGTAAATGCAACAACGTTCTGGAACCTTTGCCCATAAACGTAAACATTATTATTTGTTATTTGTCTCATTCTAGGTTTAGGTTCAACCGAATGAGCTTTTCTTAATTCTAAAGAATACACTATTATTGCATCTGTGGTATCGTATTCTTGAGTTGCTGGGTTAAACCAGGTAAAAGAATTATCCCCATTTGACGTTGCCTTGATCGGATAGTTCGGAAAGCTTTCTTCCCATAAAGATTTTACAGCTGATATAAATTCTAGGTAACTTAAATTCCCATCAGACTGGAGTATGTTTGCAAAACGCGATTTATCCATCGCATCTGCCAAGCCAAGCTTTGGCATGCTGATCGGTAATTGTGCCATCTTAAGCCGCCGGTCCTGCTGATAAAGAAAGGTTAATTTTTTTCAAACCTAAAGAAGAAGTTAAATTAATATTTAATATTAATAGACCTTGTTCCTGTTCAGATTGTTCTGCCTTAAATTCATAGTCAACAATTGAACCATTCTTCTTTAATGTTGACAACATATTAGTAACACTAGTTACAACCTTGTCATACCCAAATTTTCCTATGTAATCATAGCCGTACGCTTTGACTTGGCTAGCTACATATGAAGTTAACCTCATTTGCGGAAGTTTCGAAAACACAGAATTAACATTTGAAAGGGTGTAATCACTGGTCAGGTACACTTCATATACATTACCCCTACGTGCTTTAGTGCCTCTATATATTGTGTTTATGCCGATTGAGTCAAGTGTATTTAATTGAGTAGAATTTAGGTCTACACCGTACAAAGATAAAGCCCCTGGAATTCTTTTTCTTGTTAAGCCCATATTTAATTGAGACTGGGCTATCATCCCAGCAACAGCTGCTGCAACTGAGGCGGTGTAGGTGTTGTCTATTTGCAGGTGAGAGAACACAGCCTCCCCATATACTGGAACAACGTATCTTCCTATGTCAGAAGCAATTTGCGTGCTAGAGGTAGTGTTAATAAATGTAGTATATTTGTATCTAAGATATTTGCTATTTTGAATCAACTCAATATCGGATGAACTTATTCCATTCCCTCTACTGCCTATAACGCCAATTTGCACATACCCAGTTTCATTGTGGAAGTCATTGCAATAGTGCACGAGTTGTGACAAGAAATCTACTCCACCAGTTTTTATTATAGAAGCTTCTAATGGAACAATTATATCTATATAGTCTAATTGTTTTATAATACTATATGTTTCAATCAATCTTTCATAATATTTTTCATAGAAAGTTTTAAGAGTTTGTCCATTAAAAACGGCATAAGCTTTGTTTCTATCTTCTACGCTTAAAACATATTCCGACATCGGGGCTGCCGCGCATATGAATATGTTTCTTGCGCCTGCGCCATATGCATCTAATACGCCCCTAAGTAAAGGGCTGTTCTTGTTCCCAGATAAAAGATCTATTGCGTTTTGTACTGAGTTTATTTTTACTGGATTATTTAATTCTAGCCCATCTGCGTGGCCTATTAATAATATAGACTGCATATTAGTTTGGTTCAGGTCATCATAAGACGGTTTGTAAGTTATTGTTGCAGATTTATTCCCTTGACCAACACCTGAGACTAAATCGTATAAAGTATCTTTTAGTTCAAATTGAACCGTTGAACTCAATAAATTTCCGTCGATGTAAGTTCTAGCTACAATAGTGTAAATGCCGCTGAATAAAGAATTTTGTGCTTCTATATTTTCTGGAATTCTATAATTAAAAACAAACTCAGTTGTTCCATTTCTCTCTATGTAGGCGTCAGGGCTTGTCGTGGAATTTGTATACCTATAAGATATAGGAACTCCTATAATTGCACCTGATTGGTCAAGACCTCTATACACGCTAACCGTAACATCTGAACCATTTGCTATTGGGTCATAGGATAAACCGCCGTTCAATAAGGCGGAAGTAACAGAAGCTGTACCAGAAGAAACAACAACGCTAACATTTGATTCTACTGTTCTATAACTGAATGTGTCATTAGTTACTTCTTCTATTGTATGCAATCCGTTAAATATTGAATCTACCCCAGTAATTGTAACTGCTTGTCCAACCTGGAAACCATGGTTAACAACTGTGGTTATTATCGCTTTGTTGTTTAGTATTTGTTTAAATGAAATATTTTTAGAATTAGTTGATGTAGTTGAAGTTGACCTAGCGTCACCAACAAATGTAAATCTAAATTTTAATTGTTGATTTTTTTTTACTATTAACACCTTAAACCTGTTTTTCCCTAGTTGCTCCGACTGTCCAATAAACTATTTTCCCACCCTTGCCTCTTATTGGGGCACTTGTATCTATGACGTAGATAGTATACTTGCTCGCAACATTGGGGATCATCTCGTAGATTCTATCACCCTCCCCTGGGTTAACGGAGGCTTCAAAGTAATAAACAACATCAGAATTGACGACTATTCCTTCGCTTTCCTCGTCTGCTGACTTGGCTTCAAATCTTCCTTTTGGGAAAACGCTTCTCGTAGTTACTTGCTGTAAATTATCTTCGTAATTGCCATTAGCTTTTTTTCTTTGTATAAAAACATCATAGCCCCATTTTTTTAAAATGCTCATAAATGATTTTTCAAGATTAATCATAATTGCGCAAGCCCCTCTTAGGCATTGGGTCGTAGGATAGTTCCCTCTTTCTACTTGCCCCGTAAAGATCTCTCTCTGTCAAGTAAGTTACCCTGCCAGTATCTGGATCTATATAGTTACCAGAATTTACAACTGGCATTGTAGGTAGACCTTTTGGCTGGAAGCCTCTTGCCCCCGTTGTGCCAGCCAACATTTCTTTTCTTAACGCCGCTGCAATTTGGCACCAGGTGACTGCATTACCTCTGCTTATATTTGTCCTTGGCAGGTTTCTTGCTGTAACAGTTAGGTCACCCAACTGTACAGAAACGTCATCATCTCCACCATAGCTATACGTTCTACTGAGATCACAAGCCGTTGCTGCCTTTATGTATTCTAAGCTAGTATAGTTTATTCCAGATGCTGGATTTGAATCATTAAATCCATAGATATCTCTTACCTCCATTGAATGGTAATGAATTATTTCTCCTATTTCAAGCAGAGATGCTTCCGGAAAGTATGCTTGCATTTCTTCTGGGTTTAAATAAATTGGGTCAACATCTGCTGCGAAGGTAATTATTTCATCTGCCTTTAATGTTATAACAGGCTTATATGTGTCTGTAGATGTGCTGACATAAAGCTGTTGGTTAACAGTTATGGAACTTCCACCAGGTATATTGCCTACAAAAACTATTTTATACGTGTCAGCAATTGTGGGGGTAAAATCATAATAGTATTCTGAGCTAGTAAGAGCTGTTGCTGTCGTTGAAACAATTTGTGTATTGTCTGACCTGTAGATCGTAACCAAAACAGAGGTAGGGCTAACCAATATTTGTGCTCCAGTAACATTGTTGACGTCAACAAATTTTACCTTTATTCTTACAGTATCATTAACAAGTACACTGCTAGTAGTCATTTTTTCTCCAATAAACCTTGCATTTTTTAATTATAGTAGCCTAGTTTAACCAACTATAGATATTTCTCCTGGTGTACCAACCGATATTACCTGAGCTGACAATATGGCGGATACGTCTTTATCTAAAACTTCTACAGAAACAATTCCCTGAGGACTTATATCCATGCTTATAACGCCAATTGTTGTTAAATTTGAATAGTCTTCGTTTGATGCATAAAATATAGTTATATTGTTTAATACAATTGGATTTATTAAGCTATCTGCATAAATTATTAACGTGCCGTTATAAGACACATTAGGGCTATCGTAGGTTATTGCCTCATTATAAATCATATTATCCCAATACTTAAGTATCCTATAGGACAATAGTAATAATGATTAATGCATTAGCCCAGCATCTTTTCTTAGATTTTGTAGCCATATTCTCTCTTCTCCAACCTCTGGAACGGGGCTAGCATTAGCCGGAGTCCCATAAAGAAGTGCTCCAAGGTAGGCTATTCTTTTCCCAGCGGTAACTGATTCAACCTCGTGTGTGCCAACATAGTTAGTTGGATATATAGTTATACTACCAGTTTTTGGCTTATGTCTATACTTCGCGTATTTAAATATTATGTCTCCGCCCAAGAAATTTCTTCCATTTAATTCTTCCTCAGAATCCACGCCATCATTTAAGTATATGTTTATACTTACCTTACTGTGCTTTGGATACTCATTTCTTGGAGCTACACCATATTCCCATGGAATTTGATCATCACAATGAGGACCAATTTTTTGACCGTCCGAATAAGTAGCTATGTGACCAGGGCTTCTCCACCAACAAACTGTTGCAGCTACGTCATATATCTTTACGTATTCAACCAAAGCCTCGTAAATTAAATCCTCTAAATCATATATTAATTTGCATTGTTCGGCGGTTGGCTTTCTGCTCGACATTCTGCATAGCGGATCAACGAATCTTTCTGGCGCCTCTCTTACTTCTGATAAATCAAACTTAAAACCAGTTCTGTTAATAGCGTACTTTTTGCCATTTTCTTCCAAATAAGTAAAGGTGTCTTCCTCTTCCTGTTTAAGCCAGTTTATATATTCAAAAAGCATGTCTTGATCAATATCAAATGCGTTTGTCATTACACATAGCCCGGAACCTTTATCTTCTATTTTAAAATCTTTTTTTAACATATTAATAATTCGATCTTGTTAACATAAACTGCTCGGACGATTCATCATAGCCCTTTGATAAAAGGTAGCTTCTATAGTCAGAAACCAGGGTAGGCATGTAGAGGTTGGTGGCATTTTTTGCTAGTTCTAGCTCTTTTCCTGGGTCAACAACTGATTCCCCAACCTCACTATTTGGGGTTCCATGGCTGTACCAGCCAAGATAAGAGTATCTTTCCCCATCCTCTACTGGCTTGACTTCATGTGCTGCCATAAAATTAGAAGGGAACATCAATAGATCACCTTTTTTTGGTTTTACATTTATATCTAAATAATTAAAATAATGATGGCCTCCAACAAAATTTGTGCCATCTAACTCCTCTACAGTGTCAACGCAAGAGGTTAGGTAGAATACATTGCTTATTGTATTTCTAGTCGCGAGTTGGTCTTTAGGTGTCCAAACGTCATATATGTAATCTGCACTAACATCGGAATGGCTGCCCAAATAAACATCCTTTTTGTACTGAACTATGTGTCCCTTAACCTTCCACCATACGCATTTAAATGCCAAAGGGAATAGTTCAAAATACTTGAGCAAATACTTATCTTTTGATTCTTCTACAAAATCAAATATTTCTTTTATTTTTTCGTCACTATATCTATGTATCGCTGATCCTCTTCCTGGCATTTGGTCAATACTATCTTTGCCAAAAAAGTACCCACTTTTATTAAGGTAGATTTCATCGCCGGTTTCTGGATCTACAGCGGGGACATACATTTCTTCTTTTTCTTTATTAATAGCGTCTCTACTAAACCCTCTAATGTAATCCCAATCAATATCGATTGCTGATTCAAATAAAACTACACCGCCACCCAGATGCTTTGCATCAACGTCATTGAATTTCATGGTTTACTTCCTTTAGTGTATTAGCGCTATTATACATTCTTTTGGTTGCCTGGAGCAAATCGCCATAAAAATCTTCAGGCTTATCAGGGTATTTATTGTATATATATTCTTTATATTCTTCAACTATCTCTGGCATCCATATTTGACCCTGTTTTCCAACAGGTAGATCCCCATTAATTAATTGTATGCCTCTTTCTATATGCTCCGAACCATGAGAATAATAACCAATATAGGCATATCTTCCACCTTCATAACATTCCTTAACCTCGTGTGAGGCAATGAAGTTAGATGGAAACATTAGTAAATCTCCTGCTTTTGGAGAATAATCAACATCACAATACGGGAACACTATATGTCCGCCAAGATATTCATCTTTTATAATCTCTTCTTTTGAATCTACAGATGTATTAAAATACAAGATAGACCCCAAAACACTTCTAGTCGCCACTTGAAGATCTGGTTCAAATCCAGGCTGGTAGTTAACATCATTGTCACTATGGAGACCCATGTCGCTCCCTGGGCCATATGCTAATATATGCCCCTGAGTTCTCCACCATATACTTGGAAGAGCCATCGGATATATCTCAAGGTATTGAAGAAGGCACTGCCTAAAAGCTCTTTCGCATTCAATAAAAAACAATTCTATTTTATCAGAATCATTATTATCTAAAAAATTCATAATGTGGCTAGAGCTTTTTTCTATATCCTCTATTGCATATCTATGCCCACTTCTATTTATGGCATATACACTTTCATTGCGTTCATTTTTAATTATCGTATAATCTTCTTCTACTGCCTTTTGCTTTAATGATTTTATGAAAGGTATTATCTCAGGGTATTCTTCCATGTTGATAACATTTTGGAATAGGACAATTCCAGTTCCTAATTTTTCTATTTTCATAATATTAGATTCTTACAGCTTCAGTACCGCATGGTCCTTCTGGTAGATCTTCGGATACAGTATCAGCTTTAGCTTCTTCAACCTCAACCGCATCGTGTGATGCGCTGTACTGTGCGACTTCTCTTCCTTGGTAAACTGGGTTCCAACCAACTTCTACATTGTTTTTTCCTGGATCAGAAAAAATAGAATATGGAGATTTGCAATACATTTCGTAATCATCATATATATTATTTAACCAAACAGGAGGACACCATTGGAAACTTTCATCTGGTTCAACTATCATAATATTTGCGCTCTTATCATTTGCGCCTTGACCAAAAAAAGTTAAATAACTATATCTAACACCCTTACCCATAGTTTCTACATCGTGGGACGCGACGTAATTTGTTGGGAAGAATATTATGTCACCTTTTCTTGGCTTATAAGAAATTCCCAAATGAACAAACCTAAGATGTCCGCCTGTAAAATTTCTTCCATTTAATTCTTCTTCAGAATCTACGCAATCATTTAGGTAAATTAAAGCACCGCATGTTTGTCTTGATGCGACCATACCCTTTGGCATATACCTAACGCCTTTTGTCACCTTATAATTAGTATCATTATCTGCGTGACAACCAAGTCTTCCACCATCTCCATAGCGCAATATATGGCCTCTTGTCTTCCACCATATGCTACCAAGCATCAGGGGGTAGTGGTCTATGTACTTTATCAGACACTTGTATATTTGGTCTTCCAAAGTGTATAGAAACTCTTCTACTTCTTTAGGCGTAGATTCATTTACCGGGTCAAGCAATCTTATCGGTGCTGCTGGTACGTCTTCCATCCTATACCTAAAGCCGTCTTCATTGATGCCCATTTTTACGCCATCAACCTCAACATATTCCCATCGGGTTTTATGCGCTTCTTCTGCATTGGAATCAATATGCGTTAGCACTGCGTCCTGATCTATCTGAAAAGCGTTCCTAAAAACCACGACACCTGGGCCAAGGATTTCGCATTCAATTGTGGATATTTCCTTTACGGTGTCCTCATTGAGGGGCGGGCTAGAGGGGAACGCTACATCTCTAATTTGGGAATTTTCTGACTCTATATTGTAGCTCATCCTAGCATCTCCTCTATCGCTTCCATAATGGTCCAACCAGCGCCCATAACTCTAGGCTCCTCATCTAGTGGTCCATCTTGCCAATTAAATCTAGTAATAAACATTCCTTGAGGGCTTAATAAGAACTTTTCGTAGCTATGTGGAATTCTTGCTATTGCCTGACCAACTAAATTCTGTCCTTCAATAGCTGCATCGCTGCTGTCTGCGGTAGTGTCTGAATATCCTCTTTTTTCTGGTCCCTTTAAAAAAGAATAAAGCGGATGTTCATTTTTGCCGTTAACTTCTATTTTTTGAGAAATAGGAAAACTTACAAAAGGATAAGCTTCTTTGATAAAAGCTTCTATTTCGTTATTCTCTTTTGGCTCTTGTTTCCCAAATTGATTACATGGTATACCAACGACGCTAAAGCCTTGATCTTTATATTTTTGATAAATGAATTCAAGTTCCCATAAATATTTACAAGTTCTTGCGTAAGAAAAAGTTACACTACACTTAGGATCATAGCCTAATTTTGAAGCTATATTTGTTACAAGAGTTAATTTGCCCTTCATTGACCCCATAATGTCATATGAGCCGTCGATTGACAATAGCTCAATATCGTATGCTGAATTATTCATATCTAACCAAATCTACTTTCATACTAGAAAAATCTCCTACCCTTAAAACAGCTGACATATCTTTTGAGGTAAAATCATTGGTGCTAAATTCTAGCTCTAATCTTGTTTTCATTGGAGCTTCTATGTTTGCGGCGAATAGAGGACTTAGGCTTTGTGTTTGCACAAACTGCACGGTACCCTTTTCGCTTGACGCCGTAGCGGTGGCTAAGTCATCCGTACTGTCCAGGTTTACACTGTATTTTTCTGTTCCAAGTGGATTAACCACTGTTGCTTTCCATTTAGTAATCATAAAACAATTATATCACCTATTATTGTTTAATGACAACTGTAACCCCATAAAACAAAGGTATGTGATACATGTTGCAGTCTTTTCTTGACTTTATCTCATTGTGATACTCCCAAACAGGAGATGCCTGAGTATCATTTTGGTAAAGAAAAATGCTATCTGATGAATTTTGGATCACTAGAATCCCACCTGTATTTAATCTATCAAGATAAAAATGTACAGGCACAAAGGGATTCTCCATGTCCTGTGACCATCCCACAATCATATCAAACATATAATTATTGCAATTGTCTTTTTCTAGATCCTGATGGCTAACAACATCATATTCTATTGGAGTATTTTCTTTTTGGAACTTTTCATACATTGCTGTTTTTTTATTATTCAACATATATATATTAGACCCGTAGATATCCTGAAAAGGCTTCAATCTAAATCTATCTAGCCCCCCCGACAATGCCAGTATATTCTTGCCTCTACTAATATCCATTAGCATCTGAATTAATAGTATCGGCATCCACTGAGATTGACCGTATGAGTCAGCTAAATTTGGTCTTGGGTAATGTATAACAAATTCATAATCACTGGCCCCGCCAGTAGCTATATTTCTTCTATCTACACCAACTGTATTAAATAAATAATCAGAAATTGCTACTGACTCTGGTCCATCTTTTTTCGTAGACTCATTAGCATATGATCGCCAATCATATTCCCAGCTAGTAAAATCAAAAGATAACTGTGGTTCATACTTTTTATCACCCGACATTTTGCACCTCGTACGAAGCAACTTGCACATCAAACCAAGCTCTTCTAACTCCCCTATTTAAAACAATACTTTGTTTTTTAACGTATTCTTGAACCGCTATATTGTAATCTGGATGGCTGTGTTTGTACACGTATCTATTCCTAATAAGATTTATAACATCATCTATTTTGGTAGATTCAAAATCATCTTCATCAATTCCAAGAATAAACAAAAAAGATGCCAAGTGTTGGGAACGGTGCTCCAGATCTTCTAGCGGCCTATACTTATTCATCTTCTTTTTTTTCTTCCTTAAACATTGCAACACCTTGACACATGCTGACCGGTTTGCCGGCAACATAATATATCCCAGTCGCAGAGTCCCACTCTATAATTTCGTTGTCCCAGTCTGGGGTATCAGTTATAGATTCCCCTTGTCTTGTTTCCATTCCAAAACTATTTGGCTCACCTATACTACTCATAATTAAACTATTTTCCTATAAGAAACTATCTCATCTATAAGACAATTAAATGCGTTGTGCTGAGGAAGGCTTTCGCTAAATGGATTTTTTGAATCTTTATTTAAATTTTCATAGTTTACATCCAGCAGCAAACTTAAAGTCTGTATTGATTTTTCCAAGAAAGATTTAGCTTGATCTTTAGCTTTTTGTGAATCGTAATTATTGAGTTGCATACTTGTCTCCTTTGTCTTTTTAATTATACCACATCAGCTATTGGTTTTTGTAATGGCAAAAAATCCTTGTGAAACAAAACGATCACCAGATAAAACTGGTGTTACCTCATGCGCCATATCTTCATGGGAAGAATGGGTAAAAATAAGAAGCGAATTTGCTTTAGGTTTAAGCTTAAAGCCCATCAGCGGCATATTGAATTCGCCGCCCTCGTAATCGTCATTGATGTAATACACGCTAGAATACTGTGTAATGGCGTCCCTGTTATGTATAAACGTTCCGTCACAGTGCATATTCATATAGCCACCTTCTCTAGCTACCGCTATCCAAGGGCCACTTTCACTGAAACAATCTTCACCATATACTTCTTTTACTATACTTACGACACCAGACAGGTAACCGCTTATAATGTCAAATGTTTTATTTTGCAGTAAGCTATTTGGCCATTTAGAATGGTGCATGAGTGCAGTTACAGGTGGCTCTTCCTCAACCTTTTGGATCTCTTCTACCGACATCACATAGTTGTCGCCATGCTTTGTATCGTTTGGATAAGGCTCCGGTATTTCACCCTTCATATATAGATCATATTCTTCTTCTGAAATTAAAAAAGAACGAATATATTTAATATCTGGATTTTTAGAATGCTCCTCTATCTTCCATCTAACCGGAGAACCGTAACCGACATATGGAAATTTTTCTTTATTATCTCTACAATACTTATCTACAACTTCCCAATCTTCCTTTGGTAGAAAATCGGTAAATACAATTATTCTCGGCTTATACATTCTTTCCACCTTCATCTAACCTTAAACCCACCACATGATTCTAAAAATAATAGCACATATTTGATGTCAGATCCATTTAAAATTGGACAACAAACTTCTCTGTGCCACGGCATGTGTGAATAGGGGATGTCTTCTTTGTAAAGTTCATTTATAAAATAATCAAAGTTATCAAGATTTGATTTTATATTTTCCGATAATAATATTGCTTCCTCACTGGACAATTCAACCTGATCATTTGTCATCCAGGACGAAATTTCTAAATCAGAGATTATATTAAAATAGCTAATCATTCTGACAAACTCATACCATTTCCAAATATTTAATCTGACACACAGACCCACTGCGGATGTTGGGCTTTTGCCCACCAATTCATAGGCCATATGTACTCACTGCTACATTAAACATTCCAACCACCATGACCTGTTTTGGTATAAATTTTAATATCTGTTTTTGAATCTTTTATAATTGAACTATATATTTCATTTAAATAAGAAAAATCAAAACCCCATTTAACATCATTCCAAGTAGTCGACCCAAAAATTTGTAAAACAGATTCTTTATTATTAACTGGATAATTAAACTCGCATAAACTAATGTCCGACATGTCGCATCCGTCATCCATATATTTATCCATTGCTTCACTAAATGCTAACGGTCCACAATCTTCAACCGTTATTGGTTCTCCATCCTTATCTTTACATCTTTTATACAAAAGATCTTTTAATTTTGTTATAAACTTTCCTTTAGGTTCGCTAGCAAAAATTGAAGTATTTATCCACCCATGTGTTTTTGGAAAACCAGCTTCACAAATAAAATCTTTATTTAAATCTAAAAAAGAATCTATACCAGACAGACATATCGTATCCATGTCTGCGTATATGCCACCGTGTTCGTACAGACATAAGACTCTCCACATGTCAGCTTGAAAAACTTGCGACTGACATTGCTTATAGAAGTTAAGCCAATCTTCTCCAAAAGTATTATATATAAAAGATTCTCTTTCAAAATGGTTTACATAATTATGGGTATAGTCTTTATTCTGCTCAATCCAAGATAGCATGGGGCCCTTAGCAAAGAGAGGGAGATCTTCAAGTAGGAAACTATGAGTTTGCCATATTATTTTTGGTATCATACTATCTTAAACCCTCAAAAATTTGCACATCAGAACCTAAAATAATTTGATCAAAAATTCTTTCTTTTGGCTTCCAGCCAGGAGTAAACGAGTGAAGCATACATCTGTTGTCGAAAATTATAATATCGTTTTTACTCCACTCCCATTCGTCCCAGTTGTTTTTTTCGTCAAGATAATTTTTTATCCATAACTTAAATTCTTCAAACCAAGGCTTAAAGCCGCCGACTAATTGAGAGCTTAAATATGTAGGCCAAAATAAAATTGTTTCTTTTGTTATAGGATGAGTTCTAAATGGATAAAAGATTCCAGAAAGAGGATCAATCTTTGCGTTGGCTATTTCTGCCTCTAGATCTGAATTATAGTCTGCTCTGTTAACTGGTGGCTTTTTTGGTGCATCAATATTAAAATCTTTAGCTTTACTTATGTGATATTCTAATTTAGATTCTAACAATTTTTCTTTAAAATAATCTGGACAAGAATTGTTTAACTTTATTAAATCTAAAAAAACAGTTTTTCCATATTTTTTATTACACTTAAATGTCTTCATATTCATTGAAACATAAGATGTATGCCCATAATTATCAAGGTTATTATTCATGCCATCAATTACTGGAGTTACGTCTAAATGCATACACCAATCTCTAAAATTTTTTATACTTTTTTCCGTAAGAGTTTTTTTATCTGGCTGATACAAAGTGGAGTGATTCTTTTTTTTTAACCAATATAACTGGTCAACCCCCGAAACAACAGTGCAAATTTTTTCATATTCACTATCTGATAATTCTATTTTTTTAAAACCAACTAATTTATTATCAATTAGTTTTTTTTGATAAAATTCTTTATTTTCTAATATTTGATTAAAAGATAAATTTTTAAAACAAAAATTTAAATTATTCATTAGTTTAAACTTTTTTAAACTTTACAATTATTGAATCTGCTTTAAAATTTGATTCGTAAGAGTTCACCTTGTAATACATTATATCTTGTATTGTTTTGTTTTTTTCTAATTCTACAAAAATTTCTTTAAAGTTATCATGAATAAAATGATCTTCTTTTATTGATATAACTGCTATACCTTGTGATTTTAAATAAATTAATAAATTAATTAAATCACTAGAACCAAGATGACCAAGAGTAAATGTTCCAGAACTTATAAAGTAATCATAATAACTTTCTAGCATTAACTTTGGGCTAGTCAGATCGTCTACCATCATCCAATCATATACAGGTAAAAAATTTTTTCTTCTCTTTAAAGAAGCTATCCTTATCATTGAAGAAGATATATCAACGCCCTCAATCCAAAGATTATCATCAATAAAAGACAGGCTTTCACCCAATAATCCGGTACCACAACCTATGTCTAATATGCTATTTTTTTTTGTTTCACTATAATTACTATTAGAAACGTACTTAAAAAATACTTCGGATACTTTTTCTGGCAAGATGTAGTTTACGTCTTTTGCATAACTATCATATTCATCCGCCCAATCATTATAATATCTCTTTAGATCTTCAGAGCTTTCATAGGAATAAACTCTATCTACATTATAATCATTAGGTGTTTTCATAATTAGTAACTATGTATAAAAGCTGAAAACTCCTCTTCAGAATCTCCAAGGTTTTCAAATTCTATTGTTCCCATTTCTTCAAATTTTCTACGCAACCAAGCACCGTTTCTATCTAGCAACCCTAGCTTGCTAAGGTTTGGGACAATCTTAGCCGCAAGCATCTTTCTAATCCAAGCCTGTGCTGGATCGTTCAATAAGAACGGGGCAATGTCTTTTGTCTTAACACCCATCTTTTCGTATACCTCTTGTTGCAGCATTCGCTCCCCAAGCTTTATGCTAGCTTCATAGGCAAGCTGCTGACGCTCCATAATCTCTGAATCGGTCATTTCCGCATAGATCTCCTTGAGTGAGATAATACCAAATGAAACATGACGCGCTTCGTCAGCCATAACATTACGCAACAATTGCTTCAACAACGGTTCATTTGTTAATTCACGCATATACGCCATCGATGCAAGGCCGAGCCCCTCAACCATAATCTGCATTCCTAGATAGGTTATATCCCAACGATTGTCGGCAATAGTATCGTCAACCAAGCCTTGGATATGCCAGTTAAAAGGAAGTGTTCCACCCAATTTTTCATTAGTATACTTTGCAAAAACTTCAACATGTCGAGCTTCATCTACAACTTGTGTTGCAGCAAAAAGTTTGCCATCGTACCATGGACATGTTTGTGTTAGTTTTGCAGAACAAATCAGAGCACCTTGCTCTCCGTGTATGAACTGTGAGATCATCCACCTTCTGCTTTCTAAGCCAAATTGCAGCCATTCTTTATCGCCCCAATTTTCTATAGGGCTACCCTCATAGACTGACATCTCTCTAGTCGATCCAAAATTTGCATAGTCTTCAGCTACAGACTTTTCTATATCAACAGGAGTAGACCAGTCTAATGCAGTTTCTCCATTCCATTGATTATTTTTAGCTTTTTCGTAAAGCTTTCTTAATTGTGTGCGAGCTAAAGAATAATCCCAAGTAAACATTATATCAAAATTAGTTTTGACAACATGGTCAACCGCAGCAAAATCCACTTCTGGGGCATTGATGATAGGCTCTATGTCATTAATCTTTATATTGCCTATGAATTCTTTGTAAGTTTCTTTTGTTACAGTCATAAAAATCTCCCTAAATAATAATTATACCACAATAATAGTAGTATTTAAAAACTTATTTCTTTACCTATTTGGCACCCTATATTCCGACCAATCTGCGGTAGGGTTAGTGTTCGGTGTTTTAGGACTAAAGTTTGCACTTACGACAACTCTTTTTTCTTCCGAATATTGCCTATTTGTCATATGGGGAATATAAGAGTTAAATATCAACAACATTCCTGTCTCTGTTTTAACTGAAGTTGCTCTCTCTATTGTATTACAGTGTGTGGTAACAAATATTAAATCTGCGCTATCTTCTGGTGCGCTTACATAGTATGAAACAGAATAATATTCTTCTGGATAAAGCTGAGTGTTTACCTTGTGCGTGTGGCTTAAAACAGACTGGCCTTTTTCTAGAGTTATAGTCCAAATAGAATCCATAACCATATCTGAGTTAGTAAAATGATTGACAGAATTAGTTATTTCATCAATTAACTTCATTGATTCTGGTTGACCAAAAGGATAAAGCTTATCTTCGTAAAAAGTATGAGCCGGTGATGGATCTTTTACATTTGGTGTTGTGTCAAATTTTTCTATTTCCTTCAACAACTTATCATTGTCAATGTTTTGTAAAAAAGTTTTACATATACTTAATGTAAATAAATCAATTTTTTCATTCATAATAAAATTCACCAGTTTTTAAAGCTGATGGTGGGTTATCTTTATGCCACACATTTACCACCACAACTCTTCTAACACCTTTAATCGGTGGAGTCGTGTTATGTATGACATGTCCAGCGTCAAAAATTATTAGCCTATTTGGCTTACAAGATATTCTCTCTCTTAACTCTACTGGAACTATTAAATGATCTATATTTTCTTTCTCTAAAGCGTTAGCTGTATCTTCTGAAATAGCTGTAGGATGCATCTCTAAAAATCCACCAACCACATCATTGGTGTGCGGATAATATACACAACCTATTCTTGGTCCTCTAAATATTTTTTTATCTGCGTAAAGAAATGTATCTTCATCTACATGAGTATCAAGAAATTGTCCAGGCTTAAAAGTTCTAGTCCAATACTCAAAACCGCAAACGTCTTCTACTGGAAATGGAAGATTGTTCTCCCATATTTTTTTAATTAATCTTTTTCTTGGAGTATCTGCCTCAGATTTTAACCAACCATCCCAAAACATATACGGCGCAAAACAATCACATTGTCCATCGTGATAACCATTTAAAACTGTAGCTATTTTTTCTTCGTCGCCCATTGATTCTGGAAAGAAATTTGGAGTTAACTCTATTTCTTCTAATAAATTTTTATCTTTTATGAAATCATCTATAATAATCATCTTTTATAAACTAACTGCATAAGTAACAGCTGCTCCTGTAGGGTTATGATAAACGCATGAATTTTTAATATTAATTAAATTTCTGTGAACTTCATAAAAATCAGTATATATTGATCCATTTTTATAAAGCTGATCAGTGCCAGTATATAGCATCATCATTGTTCCATTTTTGTTTAATAAATTAAAAAAATCTATAACTAAATCTGGATCATGGATAACGTCATGAATGCTCATACATATGAAATCATAGTAGCCACCATTGCCAGATTGTACATCCTGCATTGTAACAGTGTCGTAAGACCACGGTTCATCACCTATATAGTGCTCAAATAAATGTAGCTGATAGTTATTTAATAAAGAAAGCTTTGATTTCTTCTCCATTAATCTCGCTAAACCAGTATTAAAAGCCGGGAGTGTCATTAGTGAAGTTTTTGGATTAGCTGTTAGAAAACCAAATTCATGCGTATTAGCCGCATAGAAGTAGGCAGGATTGACATTCCAAAAATGACTTTCTTTACTAAAGACATCAAAATACCAAATCATAAAATCCATACCAGCAGCTATTTTTCTTTTATCTATAGAAAAAGCCTCTAAGTATTCATTTATTATTTTACTTTTTGATATAGAATCTTCAACTGATTCGATATCATTGTATTTTATTAATTTAACTAAATTATCAAAATAATCTACTTCATACTGCATTTTTGATTGCTCCAATTGCTAACTGTCGCATGTACCAAATTCTTCTAATGTTTCCAATTAAAGATATTCTTTGGTTTTTTAAAAATAAATAAAGAGGATCATTTGAAAGATCCATAGAGCCTGACTCAACTTCGCTTATAGGAGCTATTGATATATTTCTTGCAGAATTTATTATTTGGTCTATTGAATACTCGTCAATATTTTTAGGATTTAAACCAATTATATATAAATATAAATATAATTGCTCATTAATATATTCTAAGTCTTTTTCCGCATTGTAGGTTTTCATATTAGATCATCCACAGATGGAGATAGTGGGAGTATTACATACTTATTCATTTCAGCAAATGCTTCAGTCAAAACATACTCCCTTGTTGTCCCGCCATTTGGCATTATGATATTTTGATCTTCATCAGAATAAACAGGGATAGCATCGTCCATCGTTTCCGTAAATTCATGTATTAATTCTTCACTGATTTGTCTAGGCTCCATCTTTAATTTCCTTTAAAGCGTTTTTTTGGTTTAACAAAGATTGTTCTGCGTTTTTTACTAAAGAATCAAAATTTGATTTTTTTATTAATTCAGACAAATGCTTAATAGAGTTATCTAAATAAATTATTGCTTTATCTTTTGCGTTCATAAACTTGGTTCATCTAACTTTGGTAGACCAGTAAAACTTGGCCCAATTCTATTGCCGTCTGCATCAACGCCAGTTCTTATTCCCTTTGTCCATGTCCAAGGATTTTCTTGATTATTTTTCATTTTCATATCGCCATATTTTTGCCTAGAGTTCATTAGCTCTGGTTTATCCCACAAATTTTCTACTTTGAATTCTACGCTATTTGTAACTGTGCTATCAAAAATATTAAAAAACATAAAAGGCATTCCTGCTTCAAAGACAACTGGTTCCCCAATTTTATTTATCATCCAATTCATTTGGAATTCATCTGGCCACCAGCTGCTCGGTATTATTGCCGACAAAGGAGAAGCTCCATCTACCATGTAATTTGGAGAACCTCCAATTGAGGTTTCATAACCGTCTTCAGTGCCGAATGCCCATCCAGTAGAAAAGGAAACCATTCCAATGATTCCACCGTAAGCTATTTGTCTACCCTTGTACTCTGCCCCTTCAAGGATCTTAGGCACTGTATTGCCACCATCCCACTGAGCGACAACATCTTGCGGCAGAATCAATTCCCAGCCATAAACGTTTGCATACGTCATAGGCAAACACTGGTAGGCATGCTTGTTATAGGTGTTGTCCATCCACTCACGCTTTATTCGTGACTGGCGTATTTCTGGTGCGTCTTGAGTTGTCTTTGTTAAGGTAACTTTAGTCATTCAACTATTATATCTGATTCACCAAGAAAATGCTCTATAGTTTCAGTAATACTTTTCAACGCTGTTTCGGAATTAATCGTTCTATTCCCTGAATTATATGCAAGGTCAAGCAGATCCGAGTTGCAGTATCTAACTACCTTTTTGCCATCTTTGCTAATAATAAACTTTTCAAAATTACCTTGAATAGGATCTTTATTTTCTTGAACCTTTTCATAGAACGGATGAACTGGCAAACCTGTTGCTGAATCTTCTACAATTGCTGCCATTTTAGCAAATGGTAAATCTGTTTTATACAATTCCTTCATATGGCTACGCATAAGTTCTGGACTTGCATTTGAGTCCTTAAAATCTCCATATGCATGGTCACAAAAATCCGTACTTGGAACCGCTACCACTTCAAAACCCAAATCTTTATATTTATCATATAAATTTTGTATAGTTACATACTGTGGGGAATTAGCACATTCCCCGGTAACATTAACGAGCATTGTAACTTTGCCTTTATTCTTTTCAAAGATGTTTTCTTCTCCGTCTAAAGACTCTAGGTTTAAATCATATATAGATTCATCATAGTATTCAACTGTTGGTATTTCCAACGGGTTTATTTGCTGATTCTCCATAATGCCCTCCTATTGTGGCATTGGGTATGTTAAAGGAACATTGTCCGCTTTAGATATCCCAACATTTTCTGTTATTTTGCTTCCGTCACCACCATAGCCAATGCCATGTTTGTGGTTATTGTCGTTATAATCAAACATAGTAACAGCAGAATATTTAACACCGCTTTTTACTTTCAATGAAGAATGCGCATATATATATGTTGAAGGGAACAAAACTATATCCCCAGCTTGTGGTTTAAAGTTTATATTGAGATAAGGAAACCACAATTCACCACCCTCATAATCATCATTTAAATACATGACCGAAGACAATGTACACGTATATGAAAAACCGTGGTCAGCGTGCACCGCAAAATGTTGACCCGGCTTATATCTAACAAAGTTTATAGCTTCCATATAATCCATCTTAAAATTATATAAAGATTCGTAATGAGTCAGGCATTTCTTTAAATTTGTCTCTACATCTTCGTAGCATTTTTTTACTTCTTCAAATTCTGGAGTTAAATACTGCCAATGACTTGGGCTCATTTTGAGGTCTACACAATCTCTATAGTCCGGCATTTTTACGTTATAGCCAACCATCGCTTCTGACCACTTAAACAACTCGTGCGTGCTGTCGCCTATTGCTTCTTCTAATCTTTCTGGAATATTTAACTCTCTTGGAATAGCATTTCTGTACAAATAGATGCCGAATTTAGCATTGTCTTTACTATCTGCACACGCGCCAACATGAAAAAATTCCATTTAAATCTCCAATCAATAAGTGATAATGATATACTATACCACATAAACTTTTTGCTTGCAAAGGATAACCAGTGGAAGAATCTTTAGTAAAACCAGGACATTTTGGCAGTTCGAAAGACAATATAAAAATTATAAAAAACTTTGTAGATTTAGAAGACCTTAAAATTATACAAGATTTTTTACCAACAATTAATCAGTGGATGGATGCTGGTGAAAATCAATACTCAGAAGACGGCACGTGCACGTACGATGCCTCTTATTGGTCGAATAGACAGTGTAGTGGTGAGATCTTATCTAAGATAAATTTAGATATTTATAATCTTGTTGACAAATATATATTAAAAATGAAATATTTTTTAGAAGATTCTTTTAATGTTGAATTGTCAGTTAGACCACCAGTTATAATAAGATGGTTTCCTGGGATAGAGCAACGTCCACATGCTGATAAACAGCTAAACGATGGATCACCAAACCCATTCCCTACGTATGATCTAAATTCACTTATATATTATAATGATGATTTTGAGGGCGGCGAATTATATTACCCTGAACATGACATTGAAGTAAAGCCAGAACCTGGGCTTGCAGTAGCTCATCCTGGTGACATTAATTATCTACATGGTGTCAAGGTAATTAAGTCTGGAGAAAGATTTACTACACCATCTTTTTACACAATTACAAAATTATAATATCCATTATTTTATATAGATATAAAACCCGCCTTTATAAGGCGGGTTTTTTTATCCATCTATTTAAATACTGGTGGGAAGTAAGGTGGGAAAAACGGTGGGAAGAACGGTGGGAAGAACGGTGGGAAGAACGGTGGGAAGAACGGTGGGAAGAACGGTGGGAAAAACGGTGGGAAAAACGGTGGGAAATATGGTGGGAAATATGGTGGAAAGTAAGGCGGGAAAAACGGTGGGAAAAATGGTGGGAAGTAAGGTGGGAAGAACGGGGCGTGTCTTTCATAGGAAATACTTGTGCCCAATGGCGTAACAGCAGTGTCTGTTACCGCTGTTTTAACCTGGTTTAGAATGGCAGGATTAGCGGTAGCTGTATCTGAAGGTGTTCCAACGGTAAAGCCCGCAGCTGTTATGGTTGTGTTAGCAGTAGAGTCGGCTACTCCGCGCAGCTATTGTAGGTTTAGGGGCTTTTCTTTTTTGTTTCTTGCCATCATCCTGTGCCATATTATGCTACCATATCTCCTAGGGCAACCCAAGTATCGGTTGCGCGTTTAATAAGTGTAGCAGATGACCAAGTTGTACGCAACTTGAGTCCAGGAGTACCGTTGACCGTTACTCCAGCACCTGCTGTCAAAGTGCACTGACCAGCTCCTGTCTGAAGAACTGTAATAGTAGTTCCAATAGGAAAGGCCACTGAAGAGTTGGGTGGTACTGTTAAAGTATTGGCCGAAGCAACGCCCATTTCAACCATCTTGCCACTGTCTGCTAACACTAGGGTATAGCTAGCTGCCTGAGCGTTAGTGACTGTGTCAGTGTATATCCTCTGATAATTGGTTCCATCATTGGTGAATTCCCAACAGTCTGTTGTTTCATTCCAACGAAGAGCCACGTTTGTTGAAGTACCACGCTCAACCTCAATGCCAGCGTTTTGCGATGGAGTACCTGCTTCATTATTGTTTAATATAATAATGTTGTCATCGATTGTTAAAGTCTCTGTGTTGATACTTGTGGTAGTTCCTGAAACTGTTAAGTTGCCAGAAACAGTTAAGTTTCCAGCTACTGTTGGATTAGAAGTATTAACCCAAGCAGAACCATTGTATGCAAGAAGTTGATTTGTTGCTGCTGTGGTAATTGTAACATCAGAAAGATCTGTAATACCTAACGTCTCAGTGAGGCTAGCGTTAACCCAAGCTGAACCGTTATACTTAAGAAACTGACCACTTGCAACTGAAGTAATTGTCACTCCGCCAACGTCATCAATGTCATTGATAGTTGGGATTGAACCCCATTCAAGACCTGATGTAGCCGACGAGTTTGCTCTTAAAAAGTTTCCATCTGTTCCAACAGCTAAGCGACCAACAGTATTATTTGCCGAGGCAACAATCAGATCACCTTTAGCGTCTACTATTGCGCTGGCTATATAGGTGTTCGATGCATTAGCTATAGCTAAATATGTGTTAGCTGCTGTGCTGGATGTTAAGTAATTATTTTGTATATATGTGTTTACTGCATCAGCGGAGCGATCTGCATAGTTAGTTGTCGCTATTGTTGTGCTGTTATCTCCAGCGTTTGCTGTTGGGGCAACAGGTGTTCCACTTAAACTCGGGCTAACTAGCGGCGCATATGTACTAGCAGCATTGCTTGTTGTTAAATAAGCAGAAAAGTTAACATCGCTAGTTTCTTTTCCAGTTACTCTACCGTAAGCATCTACTGAAACGTTCGTGAGAAATGTTGTTGTAGCATTTCCGGTGGTAGGTGTAACCGTAACATTAGCTAAGTCAATGCTGTCAGCGTTTACTACTATTCTTCCACTGTCAGCACTTACTACGTTAACTGCATTTTCTGATATTGTTAAACCATTGCCAGCTGTAAATGATCCAGTACCAGTAAATTGCGAAAATGTTATGTCATCTGTGCCAATAACAATGGCATCGTCTTCTCCACTTGGAGTGCTAGTAAGAATAAATCCACGATTTATATTAACAGATCCACCAATAACAAATGTAGCGTCACCCTTTTTGACTTCTCCTGCTGGGTTATTATCTGAGTCTGTTCTTCTTGTTAGAACCCAGACTGCTGAAGCTCCACCAGTAGCAGTTACTGTGTATATGCCATTTTGTTTTGCGTCTGCTTGATTCTTAACAAGGACAGAATCTCCAACTGCTGTAGATCCTCCATCTACAGACAATGCACCATTGGCTGAAGCTGTTAAAGTTGCTCCCACACCAGATGTTCCGTTATTGTAGGTAGAAGTTGGCAATGCCGCTACTGTAGCAAGGGCCACAGGAGCATGCCAATGCAAACCAGCGAATAAGCTATCTACATAACTTCTTGTAACAAGAGCACTCGAACCGGTGCCGGCATTTGATGCTGATACGGAAAGAACATTTAACGTTCCATCTACCGCTATATTTCCTACAACTGTACCACTAGAATTTTTTAATTCTATTAATGGTGCAGTCGCACCTGTTGCGGCTTTGATAACAAAAGCTTCATCAAAAACTGTTATTTCTGGTGCGGTTTCAATTCTTAAACGGGCCATGATGCTCCTATACGTATATTACAGAACTGAAGATATAGTAATAGGTCTAAAGCAAAATTATTGTGTTATTCTCTTTAAAAATTCTAACATTTTTCCCGTATATTTGATACGTCCAAAATGGGTTAAGTTAATAGTTGGATCAACCCAAATCTTTCCACCCATCTTCTGCCAATATCTACAGAAGCCGTAATCCTCAGATAAGAATCTTCCGTCATCATCTACATAAGAATTAAATAAAGCGTAGGCGTTTTCTATCTCTTCCCCATGCAATGCGCCTGTATCATCTTTGTATTTTAACTTTTTATACTTCTTAAACATCTTATCAAAGACTTGACGCTTAATAAGCATAAAGCCTGTTCCTGCCTCATAGCATTCGATTGCGCCATTATCAATATTTAATTGAGTCTCACCAGGCTTAGTCATATGAACTACATATCTTGTGGCGTACTCCATCAAGTCTTGGGCAAGTAAGTCTGCTTGTGCACCTTCTTTTACTTTATCCCAATTAATTTCTTTTATTGGGTAAGATGCAGTCATAACATCTTTATCATGCCACAATAATTTTAATATAGCTTCTTTATCAAATTGGAGATCTACGTCTATAAATACCATATGAGTAAAATCAGGATTGCCCATAAATTTGGCAACCAAGTTATTTCTAGCGCGGTTGATCAAAGAATCAGATATTGTGCAGACTGAATATTTTAAACCTATTTCTTTAAAATAAAGACAAGCTTGCAAAAAGCTCATCATAAAAGGCTCAGTCACATGTGAGTCATAACAAGGAAGTGCAAAGAATACATTCCATTGCTCGAGCTTTTCTTTAGGTATTGTTATATTGATTGATTGTTCTTCTACAGGCATAGAAAAATATTAGCTTATATATGATCAGTTGTCAAGTCTTACTCGGATATTTCGAATGCATCCCAAGTTTGAGTATCCTCGTTCCAAGAGTATATCCCTGCTTCTGGGCGAGCGACAGGGGCTTCCCATTCAGTGGTTTCTTCATCAAGAGTCCATGACGGGTAAGGCTTTGGGGCAATAAAAGCATCAAAGTCTGATCGGTATACGTAACCAACCCCAGCATAACGGGCACGAATGTTGCCGTTATACGATGTCTGCTTCCACGTTCCACCGAAAAGATTACGACAGAATTCAGCGCCTACAGCCTCTGATTCATTTCCTGCGTCATCTTTACATTCATCATTGGATACTGCAATGACCTGTAATACAATATTGTCTTCGCCAATTTCTGCAAAATGTGCCATTTAAGTTTCTCCTAGAAAGTAATGGACCCTGAGCCATTAAATGTATATACATGATACCCCGAACGAGACACAGTGCTGTACGTGGGCGAACCAGTTGTTGCTACTGCTGCAGTAAAAGAATCTGGATAAGCAATAATCACAACTCCTGAGCCACCTGCAGCTCCAAGTACACCACAAGCCATTGTTATACCGCTAGCTCCACCACCACCACCACCAGTATTTGCTGTTCCGGGACTTGCATTATTGCATGTAGAGTTGGCATTGCCACCGCCTCCAGCACCACCAGTTCCACCAGTTGCGCTACTTTCGTGAGCACCACCACCACCACCACCACCTCTTGTGATTGATGTTCCAGTGATTGAAGATGACAAACCAGCGCCGCCATTACCGCCAAAACCAGCACCGCCAGTAGCATTACCGCCGTTTGCTCCAGCTCCACCGCCACCGCCTGCATTCATGCCAGAAGCACTACCGCCATTTCCACCTTGACCAGAAGTGCCTGCCGCTCCACCTTGGTTAGTTCTTCCTCCACCCCCACCAGAACCGCCAGTTGTAGGTCCACCACTATCACCGCCTCCCCTACCTCCCCCACTTGAAGTAATACTAAAAGCAGAAGAACCTGAGCCTGCAGTTGGGGTTACTCCAGTTGTTCCACTGGAACCACCACCACCAACGGTAATTGTGTAAGCAGTTGCTGGAGTAACCGAAGCAGCGCCAGAGCGATATCCACCTGCTCCACCTCCACCTCCCCCTGCCCATACGCCACCTCCACCTCCACCTCCAACAATAAGATAATCAACGGATGACGGGGCAACTTTTGCAGTTGTGAATGATGTTGCAGAAGAACCAGGACCAGAACCAAAGATGTTTACGGCACGAAGATATACAGAATACGCAGTATTTGGGGCCAGACTGCTAATTGTTATAGGACTTATCACATCAGCAGGACTTAAAGCAGTCCATGTTGAGTTATTAAATGAATACTCATAATTCGTTATAGGTGAACCACCATTATCTGATGGGGAAGTAAAAGAAATTGAAACATCCGTAGTGGTCGGAATAGCACTTAACGATGTTGGGGCAGTTACAGGTTTAGTTGGACCTTTCATCCCCCCAATTATTCCCGAAAGAACACCAGTCATCAGGTAAGTCCATTACCGCTAATTATCCACGATGTTGAAGTTATCTTTACAGCAGTTGCCATACCAAACGCTGCAAGGGTCCTAGAACCCGTTGTGCCAAGACCTGCCAAATACATCGTGTCTGATGTTATTGCTATCGTAACCGTTGCACCAGAACCCGCAATAAACACAATAGTTGAACCAATAGGCATAGCAATTGTTGCATTAGCGGGGATAGTTATCGTGCGAGTTGCACTTGAATAAATATGTGTTCCAGCATCAGCAGCAACAATCCCATAAGCACCTGTAGTCGCACCGTTTTGTGGCAAACCCATATAACCAAAACCACTAGTTCCAGTTGATGTTGTTCCAGCAGTAGGGGTTCCAGTTACGGTCCCAGTAAATGTAGGCGATGCAAGAGGCGCTTTTGTGTTTAATTGTGTTTGAATTGCTGAAGTAACACCATCAAGGTAACCAATTTCTTCATCAGAAACATTTGACACTCTAGATTGTATAACTGATGTATTAACTGCAATTGTTGGAGTTGCGCCTTCACCAGAATTATTTGAAAGCGTAATTCCAGTTCCTGCAACGAGTGAAGAAACATAGTCGCCAATAGTGTCTGTTCCAAGATTAATGGCGTCGTTTACCCATGCTGCTGAGGCACTGTCATAACGCAAAAATTGACCGTCCGTTGGAGATGTTAAAAGAATATCGTGTATATCTTCAATATGTCCACCGCTAGAAGACCTTACAAACAACGAGCCAGCTGATGCATGTCTGATAATTATCAAAGCAACAATAATGGCATGTCGGGGTGCGACATTGGTTAGCTTTCCAGCAACTGTTGGGTGAACATAGAGAATATCTCCAGCAGCCCAGGTTTCATCACCAACGCTAATTGCTGTCGATGAAGTTCCTCTTGTGTCAAGGTCTCTTACGTGTCCAAAGTGTTGGACAAATCCATTAACACCATTTGCAATTGATTCAGCAGCAAGGCCCATAAATCGTGCTTCACGTATTACGCCATCAGCAACATATGGCGTTACCTGGATGCGACCGCTTGGCTCTACGCCCGATGCATATACCGCAGTACCTTTGCCGATTGTCGCACCAGTCGAATTGCGGACACGAAATAGTGACTCTTCGCCAATGTGTATATGCTTGCTTGCAGTCAGGCCAAGATTTAGTGTTCCCTGAACTGAATCCCAACCAAGCAATCCAGCAACAGGTGTTGCATTTGCGGTTGTGTCAAACTGAACAAAATCTATATTTGATATTGAGTCAACCCCAGAAACGTTCCCAGAAACCGAAATAGTTGGAGTTGCACTTTCTCCAGAGTTGTTACTAATTGTAATGTTTGTCCCAGCAATTAGTGAGGATACATAATCTCCAACTGTATCTGTCCCAAGGTTAATGTTACCATTGGTAGAAATTGCTGCGAACGTTGAACCATCGTTAGTAGTTTCCCACTTGTCTGTGGTTTCATTCCAGCGAAGTTGAACATTTGTTGATGTTCCTCTTTCAACTTCTATACCCGCATTTGTAGACGGAGAAGATGAAACTCCTGAATTAAGAACAATTATATTATCCTCAATTAATAAAGTTTCTGTGTTGAGGGTTGTTGTAGTTCCAGAAACAATTAAGTTTCCGCCAACTGTTAAATCATTTGTAATTGTCAATTCTGCGGGGGCGGAATTCACCCAATTTGTTCCATTAAATTGTAATAGTTGACCATTTGTGGCAGATGTTATCACAACATCTGCAAGTGCATCTATTGATCCAGTTGGACCTTCTGGGCCAGTTGGGCCTGCTGGTCCCGTGTCACCAGCTGGACCAACCACCAGTGATGAAACCCATGCGTTACCATTCCACTGAAGAACTTCACCCGCGTTGGGGGTAGCTGCAGATACGTCACTAATATCATCAAGCTGATTAATTCCTCCACCACCAGGTGCACTTGCGTTAACCCAATTTGTTCCATTCCAACTTAAAAATTGTCCATTTGAAGCTGAAGTAATAGAAACGTCATCTAAAATATCTAATGTTACTTCATCATTAAAAGGTTTTTTTCCACCCAAAGATTTATAAATGCCTATTTTTCTAGAATTTGCTGTTGGTGGAGAAGAAAAAATAACCTTAGCCACATTAGCACTTGTAGCTTCCCATCTTATTGATACGAAATCATATGGGCTAGCTGTCAGCCTACATGTCACCCCAATGTCTCTAGTGTTTAAATTGTGAGTAATTGTAAATTCACTATTGGTTCCATCACCGACAGTTGAAAAATGAGAATTATCTACATCTAATAAATAAACAGATGCCATTAAAGATGACGCTTCTGGAACAGTTGCAAAATCTAAAGTGATTGTATTTAAAGTAGTTGCTTGAGCTAAAACTTCAACAACTTCAAACAAGGATTGTGCATTTCTTATAACTGGAACTACATTTTTAGAATTAAGACCATGATTTATGACTATTGTAGAGTTTGATCCATCTCCTATTAGGGTTGAATAAAACTCTTTAGTTCCTGGGCCTTTGATGACTACTCGTTTAGAATTTGTAGTCGGTGCTAATTCAAAGTTTAAAGTAATTATATTCGCAGTTGTTGCTTCCCAGGCTACCTCGACAACATCATAAGGACTAATGTTCTCTCTTACAATTACATTCAAGTCCTTAGTCTCAAGGTTGTGTGCAATTGTAAATGTTGTGTCGGTATTATTCCCAATTGTTTCTTCATAAGAAACGCTTGCTGGGCTATCAGAGGCGGTGGCTGGGGCAAACTTAGTGCCATCAAATTTTAAAACCTGGTTGGGAGTAGCGCCAGACAGATCAATTTGTACGCCATTGATCGTAGCGGTGTCGCCAACCACTAATCCATGCTTGATTACAAAATCTTTGTCTGCCACTAAAGTTCACTGTCCCTCTAGTTTAGAATTTAATTTTAATTATTAAATTGTAAAACCTATATAATTATATCACACTGCTATCAATGTTCTTGCAACTTTGACGGTAGCATTTGTTGATGCTGCGTCTGCAATCGTCACTCTCAACAATACGTTCCCTGCAGAAATTGAAGTTGATACAGTCATCGGGATTCTTGATGCACCAAGTTCAATTACAGCGTACTCTGACATAAAGGAGTCTGTGCCGTCGTGCGCCAAAAGAACTTCAGAAGTTGTGTACTTAGTACCCTGCGTTACCTGGACAAGATACTTAGCTGATCTAAAGGTTTCTTTTGCAAAACTGTCAACAGTTGTAACCGTGTTCACGGTAACAAGTTGGGTTGAAGTATTAAGTTCACCAGTTCCAGAATCAAGTGTTATTGCACCAGTTGCTACGTTGGCAAAAATTACCGAAGCCGATGTGGCAACGTCCTGGCCAATTGACAACGAGTGAGTTGTTCCTTCTCCCGAGGTTGCAGCAGTTGACGTAACACCTGTTCCACCAGTTATTGTAGCAACATAGTCACCAACAGTGTCTGTGCCAAGATTAATGGCATCGTTAACCCAGGCGGATCCGTTGTATTTGAGGAAGTCGCCAGTTGCCACCGAAGTGATTGTGACGTCACCTATATCATTAATCGCATTAATTGTTGGTATTGAGGCCCATTCAACGCCAGTAGCTGCCGAAGAATTAGCCTTTAAGAAATGACCATTTGTTCCAACAGAAAGTATTGCCGGAGTATCATCTGCACTTCCTACAATTAAATCGCCTTTAGCGTTGATTGCTGACTTAAGAATAGCTGTTGTTGTGTCACCAAGCTCCGTATAAATGGTCCCATCATTAGTAAATTCCCATTTATCTGATGTTTCATTCCAACGAATTTCAACATTTGTTGACGTACCACGTTCAACTTCAAGCCCAGCATTCAAAGATGGTGATGCCGTTACCCCAGAGTTAAGGACAATAATATTATCTTCGACAGAAAGTGTTTCCGTGTTAAGAGTTGTGGTATTGCCATTAACAGTAAGGTTGCCAGTCACGGTAAGGTCTTGACCAATTGTTACGTTTGATGGAAGACCAATCGTAACCGCGCCAGCAGAAGATGAAACTTCAACTTCATTTGCAGTACCAGTAAGCGATGTTACCGCACTAGAAGAAAGATCGTTTACCT